CGCTTCCGTCTGCTGCGGTTGCACTTCCACTAGCGGAATTAGCTGCACTCTGACAATTAGCCAAGTAGTTAGGCTCCAATTTAGCACCAACTATTGAACCATTCTTGATAGAAGCGGTTACTGTCTTGTTTCCACTAGAGTCTGTTGTTGTCTCAAAATCGATCTCGGATGAGTCGCTGAAAGTGTAGGTCTTGATAAGTGAACCGACATCTGCGGTGTAAGTAGTACCATCATCTGTGGTCATGGTGATGATACCATTTGCATCCATTGAGAATGAGACCGGGATCTTCTCGATGTTTAAATCGACAGTTTTGGTTGTGCCGTTCTGCCATGTGAATACGAATACTCCTGTTTCCGTGTCATAGTCGATTGACTTAACCGAAAGAAGTAGATCACTTTGGTTTGCTTTTGTAACATCCCATGTCTCAAAGGTCTGATCGTGCTCATATACCGCATAATCGATTTTATTGAGGTTAGTCGCATTTATTGGACTTGCAATACTCGGCTCATTTTCCCAATTGATTCTTGATGGATAAACGTTCGTGTAAGACATCTTTTCTTCTCCTTAAACAACTTCATAGCCAAATTCTTTAACGGCTTCGGTGTATTCGTCCCCGGTGCTTTCGTAGGTATCGATTAAGAGCTGAATACCTTTTAAAGTCCGTCTAAATACGAATGACTCAAAACCACTTGTAAACGTCAGTATTCCGATTCGGTCTCCGCATTCAACCCACGGCATTCCAATTGCTTCGGTCACGTTCGGAACATATCCCATGTTGGAAATTTGAAGATACATCGGTCTAAAGATGCTATTAAGAACATCGATATCGTATGTAGCCTCTTCCGCACAAAGGAAAATATTATCTTTTATCACATAAGCATTCTGTGAGGTAGGGTTTAACGGATATTGGTACTCACAAACGGATTTCGTCTCGTTTGACCTCTTATCTATAACAATCTGAATACATCCAAAGTCTTTAACGGAATAATTATCTTGAACAACTGACATATACCGTCCATTAGGAAGTAACTGATCCGTTCCTGTTCTCGGGTAGAGATCATCTGCCGGATAGAGGTCGTTTCTCGGATAAAGACCGCCTTTGGTACAATATACAAACTCAGGGAGGCCATCATACCTATTTAATCTAAAGAAACATCCACACAATTCGAGGATGGAACGGATAACGTCTCGTCCTGTTGCACTTGAATCTGTCGGATAAATATCTCCTGTTCCCATGTTGTAATAGACTAAACGCTCTGACTTATTTACTAAATCAGCGGTTTTATTTGTACTATATACTTTCATGGTTTCCAGCATTTCATGTCCTGTTATATCAGATACATCTCCATAGACATTAACAAGACCAGCTCGGATGTAGATATTGAATGAGGTTGTTCCACTAGGAAGAGTGAAGTAATCTCCGCTGTCGAAACAATAAGAGCCTATTACGACATTGCTATCGTTGAGGGCCTCAACTAAAATGGAGCCTGTTGTTATACCTCTTCCGAGTTCGTCTACCTTTAGTTTGTATTGATTGGTAACGTAATCCTCATTATTGAGCATTTCCTCATTTGTCATGCCATTTTTATTAGTTGTGTAAATGACATACATTTTAGAGGAATCAACATTAGGAACGTTAACCTTGTAATAGGCTAATCGTCTATACTGTGCATCGTAGACGCTACCCTCTTCTTCGGGATTCCATGTGATGTAATAATTTGCATTAACAGTAAGATCGTTTCTTACATACGAAGCAATCTGTGTTTCTGTACCCCGAGATTCTATCCCGACCGCATTCATATAGTTAAAATATGTAGCGTAGATCTGTCTAGGGAATTGAATTCGGTCTACTTGCGAATAATACTCGTCAAACGATATCCCGAACATATACTGCGTATACCAATTGGCAGCGTTCTGTTCGAGCTTAACTATTTTGTCATATGCCGTAACTGTCTGTTTAATAAGGCTCTGCGTGTGCTCAAGTTTTAAATCCGATACCTGATAAACACCCAGCGGAATAGCATCCGAATAACACTCGGCACAATACTCATCAAGTGTATTGTCATAGACCAAAAGCATATCGGGATCGTACTCGGGTTTTGCTTTTTGCTTGTTCAATGGCTGCACTTGAATTTCTTTTATAGAATAAGTAATGGTCATGGAGAGATCATTTATCAGAGTCTTATTAGCATCGTAGAATCGGAAGAATGGTCTCAACATTTTCTTGTGTTTTTTGCCATTATAAATATATGAGACAGGAATACCCACTTGAACATAATCATTTGTTGGCATTTCATGATAATCAAATTCCCACCATGAAGATGTTGAATCATCCTCATATACTGTCTGTACATCTCCCCTAAAATACACAGGAGTTGTTCCGCTGATAACGGACATATTTGTGAATTTTACCTTATAACCCACATATACATACTTGGCTTTTGAAAAATACTCATCTATAAGAATCGTGTCGATTAGCCAATTATTCGTCCAAAGATATGAATAGTCCGATACACTTCCGTTAGCCGTGTATGTTTGGCCTTTTGTCATGATACCGCTTTGGTCTTTCCAAAAGTTTATGGCTTCGATATCTTCTACTGACGGAGTTCCCTGTACCCTTATGCCCGGTCGGATAGTTCTATCTTTCAAGTTATAGTTATATCCAACTGTCTTAAATCCACAATGAGCTGATTCGCACAAACCGAAACGAATATTATCCTGTGAGCACAATGATTCCGTCATACTGAACGATTCGAGTTCGATATTGTCATTTTCGATGCTCGGCAACGGCATATAATCACTCAGATCCGCTACATCTTTTGAAAAATTCGTATTGTATGATGTCGGCAAGTCTGATTGGTTATCAACCATATCGACTTGGTAATCCCAATGTGTAATCGTGCCTACGAATGCCGTAGAATCTGTATTGATTATCTGAACATCGGTTATTTGCTCAATAAATCCGTTATTATTTTCGCTATTAAACACCCCGCAGAACACTCTATGATAGTTGTTTGTATAGTCTGCAAGTGTTACTTCCGTGTCGATATACCCGGTTCCGTATTCTCTCTGCACATTAACTCTTATAGTCAATTTGCTCGGAGCCGTCACAATGTCATGAACCCTAAAACCCATCGAGAAACGCACATACTTCACGTAATCAACGATTCTCATGTCAACCGCATTCGTGAAGTTCGCAACGAGTAATGGAGTTCCTTGCGCTATCGTTGTCGAATATTCCTTATAAGGAAAGTTCCCAGAATAGAAATTAAATATGCTAGGATCACTATTTTCGGGCTTATCGACCTTTATTATTAACTTTTTCTTTGTGGAATCTTTAAGAAAGAGGTTCTTAACCTCGTCTGATACGTTTAACATTTACTGTTCCCTTATCGTAACTTCTATCTGCTCCATCATGTCATCCCAATTCGGAGCTCTGTACCTTGTAGGTGTAAAATCAATAAATGCCGTTATACTGACCGATGATCCCGATTTGTTATCCCATACTTGGATTGGGTATGTGAGGTCAGAGTTTTTGGCAAGATTAAGTGTGCTTATGAAAGTCTGATATTCGTCCATTGAAAGAAACTTCATCTGAAACTTTCCACTTATCCTTGTCCGGTATGCTGAATGATGCTCTTTTCCGTTGGCATCTGTCCAACTATTGTATTCATCGTTTTTTTGTACTTCATAGCCAACACCGACTACTCGGTGTGAATAGTCGGTGCCGTTTATCGCAAACATTATGTTTTCTGCCATGTTATCTCCTTATGCCGGAGCTATAAAAGGTGAGTTCCCTGTTGACTTTGTAAACTGATTAACCTCTTTGCGTACTTGACGGAATAATCCTTGTGCATCACCCTCAAGAGACACGTTCACGCTTGTACTTCTTTCAAGCAGAGGTAGGTACTTTGATAACAATGCTTCTACCGATGATGAGTCAGTTCTTATCGGTTGTGCTGATGCCATATCCATTGAAGCACTTGAAACCACGCTTACCGGGTTTACTGTTGCCGACATGCCCGAAATCTCGTCCATAGCATTTTGGACATCTTCCGTAGCTTCGACACCAAAGTTTTTCATTCCCTCATCGAATCCCTCTGTTGTATATTCACCGATCTGTTTGAACACCTTTGAGGGAGAAGCAATGCCCAGAATATCCTTTGCTATCTGTATAAGGTCTCCGAAAAGTCCTTTAAACCATGAAACCATGCTATTCCAAGCACCTGATATACCGTTTTTGATGCCCTGTACAATGTTAGTTCCAATAGTATCGAAGTTCGATATCGCACTCAGCAGAGAATTCCATAGATTTCGGATTATCTGGGCTCCGGCTGTAAGTAATTTTGCCACGTTAGCCAAAATACCCGTTGCCATCTTTGCCATGAGCTCAACAGATACCTTAATAATCTCAGGTGCCAACTTAATAAGTGCCTGTACCAGCTTCGAAATGATTATCGGAGCCTTTTCTATGATATTCGGCACCGCTTTTATAAGCCCCTCTGCTAATCCGATAATGAGCTGTAACGCTGCATCTATTAAGAGGTCTATATTGTCCAATAAAGCACTCACAAACTCCAAAACCGCATTAACCGCAGCCGGAATAAGTTCCGGGAGTGCATGTGCGATTCCGAGAGCTAACTCCACTAAAATCTGCATACCCGTTTCGAGCAACATTGGGAGTGATTCTATGATGTATTTACAGATTTCCTTTAGAATGTTCATTCCAGCTTCCATGAGCTTCGGAAGATTCTGCAATACGGCCGTTGCGAGTGTTTCAAGTATTTTTACCGCTGCATCCGTAACCTCGGGTAGCTTTTCTGAAATGCCTGTAACTATGTTTGAAAGCCCCTCATTTATCATAGCAAGGCCACCCTCACCGTTTCCGGTAAAGATTTCCGTTAAACCGCCCATAACTTCGGTCATTGCCGGGAGAAAATCAGACATAAGATTCCTTGATATTCCCGAAAATGCGGTCTGTAATGCGGTTAATTGGTCTTGGAATGCTGCCGAGTTCTTAACAGCATCATCAGACATTACTCCGCCAAGATCTCTTACTTCTTGTTTAAGTCTTTCCGTCTCTTCTGCTGTTGTATTGAAAAGCGGAGCGAGGTTTTGTCCGCTCTTACCAAAGAAATCGTTGGCAAGTGCTGCCCTCTCCGCGCTATCTTCCATTCCTTGAAATGCCTTGATAGTGGCATCGAATACCTGTTCTCTAGACATTCCCTCGAGATCTTCCATTGAGAGCCCGAGTCTTTTAAACATTTCCTGAGCTGAAGATGATCCGTTCTTGGCATCGTCCAGCTTGTTGGTCAATGTTTTTAGTCCTGTTGTCATACTAGACATTTCAGTACCCGAGATCTGCATAACATAATCCCATTCCTGATATGCCTGAGCCGACATTCCGACTTTTTGCGACATTTTGTCTATGGTATCACCATAAGCAGCCGCTTCTTTTGAAGCATTTACGAATTCAGTTCCGATAGCGGTTATTCCTGCTACTCCCGCAGCAACCGCTCCGGCAGCAACCTTTCCAACGCCTCCGGCAACCTTACCGAATCCCGCGCTGAATGATTCTCCGCTACTTTGACCGATTCCACCGAATTCTTTTTCTATTTTTCCGCTTATGCCCTGAGCCGATGGTTCAATTTGGACATACGCTGTACCTATATCAGACATAAATTACCTCGTCTTGCTTGTGTACCATTCCATGAATGCTTCTTCGGAATCGAATTTCTCCAATTCTTCTTTCTTTTCGTCTAATCCCTCAAGTTTCTTATATATACTCTCGGGCATATTACGGCCTTTCATCCCGTCTTTGGTATTTTGCCATATTAGGATGTTTATCTTGTCGAGTATGACCGCTTGTAATGTTTCCTCTAGCGTTAAGGTCATGTTTGCCATTTTCCGTCTAACTCGGCTGTTGTTTCCTAAACCGTTTGCCAAGTCCGCCAGATACGAAATAGGGTACGGGGGGTGTTCCCAATCTACAACGTACACATGATACGTTTCCGCTAGATCACACTTAAGAGCATCCTCGCCTATACTAAGCATATAAGCGAGGATTAGGAGTTTTTTGCATCAAGGCTATCGAGCATTTCGCGTAATTCTGCGATTAAATCCTTCGTTTGGCACGTTCCCTTGTGAGTTCTTGCTACTTCATTCATAAATTCAAGAACATTATCCTCTGTACCAAATATCAACGAAAGAATGTCCATTATTGCTTTTCCAGCCGTAATAGGATCTTCCGTGTTCTGAGCCCTTGACATCAGGAACAATAATCGAACATCGTCCTTTATCCTTGAATCCAACTGAAACTTAATACCGCTCTTTGTCTTGCCTTTGATTATCATTTTATCCTCCCATGCTCTTTAAAGGGCTTATATGCTAGGTGCTTCGCCCTCGATGTATTCCGTGTGTGTTTTTCCGTTAGAATCCGGATATGCTGATACAGTGATTCCGTATGCAATAGCATCTGAATCGTTGTATGTGATAGCTTCTCTTGCTGTAACCGCTCCAACAGGAATAACGATCCTCTTCTTCTTTCCGCCACGAAGAGCTACTTCGAATACCCATACCTTTTCCTGAGGGTTTTCAGCTACTACGTTAACAGTGATATTGTTGTCTGCATCGATAGATACATTAGAATCACCGTACACGTTCTTAAGCACATCGACATTCTTTGATTCGATAAGTGCAAGGCTGAAATTATCAGCAAAACTATCGAGTGATCTTAATACGATAGAACCGCCCCAAGCCTTTGTCTCGGAAACTCCCATATCGTTACTGTTCTCTACACCATCCTCAGATACATAGCCTAAGCATGTGAAAGAACCACCAAGATCTGTTGTTGCATCCGTAGGAAGAGCTGTTCCACTAGGAGCAACCCAAACACCACCGCTGATTTTCGGCTTACCGGTACTAACATTAGTTGAAATATTAGCCATATTTTTTCTCCTTAATAATATGTAACTACGAACACCGCTTGATAACGGTATGTCTTAGTTGTTGTATCTGTAAAGTTGTAATCGGAATTGATTTTGACACCCGAAATGCTGTCCAATGTAATGAGACCGTCTAACATAGCCTCTTTTACACTCTGGTTAAGGCAGATTGCATCGTACAGTGAATCACCGTATGATTGAATAGCAATTGTAGCACTCTGAATTCTATCTGATACCGTCTCGCCTGTTTTTTCTATTAGGTAAAACCTTGACGGTCTATCTTCGGGTACTTCCGTGTACGCACTAACAGGAAGATCTTCCAAACTATTCAGATAATCATAAATAATCTTTTCTACCATGCTACTTCACCATAGATAACCCGGACGATCCGAGTGCCTTTAACAAGGTATTGTCCTCGTAATTTTCTTTGGCTGCCTCTTTACTATCCGGATATACGTTAGATATTGCTATGAAATTGGCAACATGTACTTCGGCAGCATAACCCTCTCCGGCTATATTTGCTACCGTTTGTCCAGCTTCCAATAACGCATCTTGCATAGGCTGAGATTTCATTAAATCGTTAAGTCCTAGCAGATTAAGTTTGAATTCAACATCCTTAGCCATATCTTTCGACCTTGACTTTGCTATTCCATCTAAGAGGTATATTCTCCTCAATTCCGGATGTCGGATAACCTATTGTTCTGTATGTTCCCGTAAATGGAGCCGGGAGGATAACTTCTGCATCCGTCCAATCATTTTCGTCTCCTTTAGGAATCGCCAAAGTGTAGGCTAACTTCTTTCCGTATAACTGAAGAGTATCTGTTATCTCGTTAGATGAGGGTTCACCAACAAGAACGTCCGCCACTTCAACCGTTGTGGTTTTGTAGAGCGGATTTCCGATAGGATCTTTCCCTGTTTCTGTCTTTTTAACAAGTTGAATTGTTATTCCGTGTATCATTTCAAATTCCACTAGCGTCTAATTGCCATAAATAAACGCTACCCATCTGCTGTACAAGTAAGCCCAACTTCCGCAGATCATTCTTCATGATGGCATTAGCAATACCACCACCGGGAACGGCATATGTACCACTCCATGAGTACCCAAGAGCCGATTGACTCTCCTGTGTCATTGCATCACCATCCATAGATTGTCTTAGTATTCGGCTTACCACATCCACAGTAACCACTTTAACAACACTAGCGTAAGGCTCCGAAACTGATATCATCTGGTCAATGTCTTTTCCAACGGAATGAGCAATAACGCGGATTTCATCAGAAACGAGCGGAAGCAATGCCTCCGCCCGTGTAGTCTCTGAAGCCGTTAATGGCCGCCAAAGAGTTGTGATGTCGGTCACTGTTGCAAAAGCTGACCGTTCACTCATTTTTTTATCCTCTTTGATGTTGTTTTAGGCTTTTCATCCTTAACTTCTGTCTCAGGAGCCTTTTTCGGGGTTACTTCCTCGAAATCCGCTCCACTAATGATACAGTTAGTTTCGAATTCAATGCCCGTTTTCTTGTTTCTGTAACGCATAAGTTACTCCTTATACTGAAGCGGGATCCTCATCACGAACCTTTGCGAATGCTTCGGGAACAAGAATTCCCCATCCGATGTATGCTTCGCCACGAAGATATACTTCGTTGTAACCCTTAAGGTCTCTTCCAGCGTTGTCGGGATCACCATACTCGATAACTTCGATCGTGATGTTCTTTCCGAAGCCCCACTTGAAGTAGTCGCGGAAGTTACCTACGATTGCTCTATCAGCGTTGTTTCCGAACGAAACTGTGCTGTTAGAATCGATAGGAAGTCCGTTAAGAGTGCCGGGTGTTGCACCCCATCCAAGTTCGGGATAAAGAGGTTCGTATGATGAAGATCCTTTCTTAAGCTGAGCGAGTGCATTCTTACAAGCCGGAGCCATAATAAGACCTGTTACTTCGTGCTCTGCTGCTTCTACCATCTGGATAGCTGTTTCGATGTTGCTGTTTACGTTTGCCTCGTCAAATTCGACCTTGTTTGTTACAACTCCGTCGAAGTTCTTTCCGGTAAGTACATCTGCTGATGATCCGGTACGAGGGTTAACACCGTGAAGAGCCATTATATCGAGAGCCCTTGCAACTTTCTTAGCGAATCCATCTGAAAATGCGTTGAGATACTGAAGTTTGAGCTCGTCAGCACCGAATCTGAATTCGTCTGAAACTCTGAGACCGTACTCGATCTTAACGGGCGTCATAGAAACACTTGCCACGGCTCCGCCACCGTTTGCCTTTGCTCCTGATTCGCCTACAAGGTTTGCTTCACTATCCATATTGAAAGTGAAAACGTCCTTACCGTTGAAAGGCATAGGCTCTGATCCTGAGAGCTTTGCAAGTGATGATTTACCTCTTACGAGTGAAAAAAGGTTGCTTGTCTGTTCGGGAGTAAATAATACTCCTCTCTGTAATGTGTTACCCATAACTGTTCTCCTTAGCTGTTAAACTGTTGATTAAGCTGACTTAAAACACCAGCCATTCCGTTGTTGTTTCCAACAGGGTTCTCGGTTGACTTGAGCGGAGGAGCTGCCTTAGGCATGAGGAATTGTGCGAACTTCTCGGCATCTGCCTTAAGTTCATCCTCATTCGTTCCGACTAATCTCCCAGCTAACTCAAAAGGAACACCTGATTCGTGAGCAATTCGGCTCTTAAGATAATCACTTTCGGCCTTTGTTGCTCTGTTCGTGAGGTCTGACACAATCTGATCGTTGTTAGCAATCTTCTCATTAGCCTTAGCAAGATCATCGTTAGCCTTTGCAAGTTTCTTTTCAAACTCTTCTTTGAGTTCCTTGACCTGATCGGGGTTCATGTAATCCTTGTACTTTTCGGCTAAATCTCTGTCTTTCTGTGCTAATCTTTTCTGAATAGCCTTGTCGAAATCTTCCTGTGTTTCAATAACCTTAAATTCTTCTGACATGTTTGTCCTCCTCTTTTACCGTTGAGTAACGTAGTTTTATTTATATTAAAAGTCTATGACTCTTAATAACTTATGGCTTGTTTGGGTGCATCTTCTTTAGAGGTTGCACACAACCAATAAGCAAGTATCATACTGTCCATAATTGCAATATCGTATGATTCCACTAGCGACTTATAACCAAAGCCACCATTGGAACCGATAGGACGTTTTTCGCAATTAGTGACTATCTGAGTCAACGAATCCTGTCCGCTATGAACAATATGCTTAGCGTATAGATCTTGTTCGAACATCGAGTTTGCTAGAACAACTTCTCTGACAGCCGGAAGTATTGGCCTTAACTTAAAGCCCTCCTGTTTCATCTGATCCGCTAATACTTGTTGACCGCTTACTCCGTCTATTGCTACTTTTTTTACCTTTGGATTTTTGAAAAACTCAAACATCCAACGGTTTCCAGCTCTAACGGAAACACAATCAATAGTTTCTACGAATACTTTGCCATCTTCGGTCTTACTAGCAATACTCATGGCTACATTCGCACCGTCTTTACCATATTTGATACCAAGATATAGGCTATCACTGAGTTTCGGTTTCTTTTTAAACTGTAACTCTGCCCAATCTGCTTCTGATATGGCTGACTTTTGGTTATATGTAACCCATAAGCCTAAACGCTGTATGTTGAAATCAAGTGGATCTCCGGCTAACTCTCCTCGAACATTACGTTCCGATAGGATAGTTCCAAGTGACGGATTATACTTGTACCACAGATCCGTGTTCGATACGTCATCCGTGTACTCATCAATAGACCATTCAGCCCATCCGGTATCAACCGCTTTACCTGACGTAACCGATTCGCGGAGCCTTACGAATACATCACCACACGATATCACTGTCGGAGGTGTTCCGACTAAGATAGTCTGTGGATTTTTGGAAGCACTGACCGTATAAATCAATGCACTTTCCTGTTTAGTGGTATATTCTTGGGCTTCGTCTATAATAAGTAGGTCGAATCCCTCACCAAGACCACCGTTATTCGTTCTAGTACGGAAATCAATGATCCCACCACCACTTATTTCGATGTGCTCTAATCCGTATTGCTTTGATGCAAAAAAAGAACGCTCAGGCATTTTCTTTTGTTTCCTTGAGTGTTCTTCATATCCAGCCTTTTTAAGCAATGTATATAGTCTATTAAAGGCATCGTGTGATGTTGTGGTTCTATGTGCCGTATGACAGATTTTTTCACCCAAATTGATGATTCCGTCAAATTCTCGGGCAGCTAGGATTTCTCCTTTTCCGTTACGTCTACTTACGCAGATACCGTATACCATGTGCTTCCATAATCCATCGGGATTAGTAGCCATGATTCCCTTGATCTGTAACTCTTGCCACTCCAAAAGAGCTTGAGTTGTGCTTTTGTAAAGGTCAATTGCCTCTTGACCTCTCGTTTCCGTGTACTCAACATTGGTAAAAGATGGACGTTGTTCGCCCATTCTCATAAATTACCTCCGTTTTGCACGTTTTCGCTCGTTATCGAGTCTGTTTAGCACTTCCTTACGTTCTTCCACTGACATCGAAGCCCTTTGAGTGTTCGCTCTTCGTTCTAGTTCTTCCGCTGTGCTCTGCCAAGTTTTCTTACTCCACACATCTTGCGTGGTTCTTTTACTTGTAACAGTAACCGCACATCGGCAGAATTCGTGTCGGGCATATATCTCATCGGGAGCATCGTTAATATCGTAAGTTCCCTCTAGATCGGCACACCATTGACAACTTTGTGCTTCAGCAATTCTTGTTATTGTTGTTTTAAGTCCCGCTTCACTCCTAAACTCAGCGTTCTCTCTGACGAAATCATCAAAGAATGCCTCAGAGTTGTTAACAATAGGCTCATCAATCCAAACAAGGGCCTCATCTAGCGTGATATCGTCTGCGGTCATTTTATCGATTAGTCCGTTAATTCTCTCCTTAGGAAACTCGGGCTTAATTGAATTGAGATAGATTTTATTTTTGCTATCAATAACCTTTTGGATATCAACCGCTGCTTCGTTTATCATCTGCTGATTATTCTCTAGCACTGGAATAACCGTTCTCGTTGCTATGTTGTAATACAACTTGCCATCGGGAAGATTTTCCGCTGTGAGAACATCCCTCAATGCCTTAGAAGCATCCTTGCCTAAGCACTCTGCATAGGTGTGTCCATCCACTTGTGTGGCCGTACCGTCTCTGATCCGCTTCGATACTGTTGCTAATCTTCTATCTGACATCGTGTGCTTTTGAAAAGACGTTTCAATGTCCGATAGTAACTCCGGTACCACATCTACCATATTAAGTTTTCCTTTCCCCGTTATGTTTTACAAGCTACGGACAGCTTAAAGTCCTGTTATTTCATATATTTTATCTTCAGTGAGATAATCGGGATATGCCATGTTAATCTTTCCGATAGCATCACCGATAGATCCCAACATAGATACGTCTGCCGGGAAAACAGGAGTCCAAGTAGGTGTTGTGTATGCCAACTGAGACCGCTGATATTTCATATTATCTCGAATACATGCTGCTATAAATCCAGCATTCATAATTCCGACATTGAAATTCTTTTGGGCTTTTTTGGCCGTAAGTCTTAAACTCTCATGACTTGCCTTAATCGCATCATAACTTGACGGATTACTTTGAGGAAAACCAAGATCATCTAAGGTTAAGCCTACTTCACCAGCGAATATTGAAGCAAACATCTTAAGCTGTTCTACATGCGGTGCCATGCTCTGCTGGGAGAATTGTCCGAGCTTAACATGATCCTGTCCATCATCATTAAGAGTGAATTTCATCATAGCGGACATTGCAGCAGCCCATTTGTCTATTTGCTCTGCGTTCGGATCGAGTCCGGTTGCCCACTTCTGAGGGAATGAATAAAACTCTGCTGATATCTCAGAACGCTTAATAGTTCTTAATGCACTTCCGACATTTGCCATACATGCCCTTGTAATCCTTGAATGACCAAAAGGACGAACACTATCCGGACGGAAAACAAAAGGAACCAAGCAAGGATAAGGAGCCTTATTCTGTCTAGTGTCAACGAGCTTTCCGTTCTCGTAATATGCCGTATAATCGTAAGTGAAGTACGCTTCCTTAAGTACGTTACCGAATTCGTCTCGCTCTAAAACCGCATAACCCTCATTCAGCATTCCCGTTATAGGATCGATAATTCCTGTTGCGTTACCACCATCGATAACTTGAAGTCTAGGAAATCCTGTTTCATCTTCGCTAATATAAATAAAATCACACGAAGATATCAGGGCTCCGAGAATAGCCGAATCGAACAGGACATCACGATTATTCATATCGTATATTCCGGTTAGATCGAAAACATCGTTCCTAAATCCGTGGAAGTCTAATCTGTCCGCTAGAGTATCAACCGCTTTGGCACACCAACCAACAACGCTATTCCAATACTTCAGTTCCGGCGGAGAAGATATTCCGAAATCAAAGGTGATGTTCTTCATCTCGTAATACTGATACTTTGTCAGTACACGAAGCCTTTTCATCTGTAATTTCTGCTGTAAATAAGGGATTCCGTATAACGTCATA